GTTATGTTTTTATTTATAAGATTTTAATAATTGTATCAAAGTAAAAGTCTAAGGAATAAAGAACACTTTTTAATTCCAGAACAAGATATTACACTGAAGTCTAAAATGTCCCCAGCAGTAATAATTGTGCTCCAAGTTGTAAGATCTTCATCTCTATTTTTAAGTTGATTACTTAATCTTGGGTATTCAGTTCCAACAATAGATGTAAGGTTATCTGGGAATGTGTCATATCTATCCTTTTGAATATCAATGACTATTGATCCAACATCCTCAGAAACTAAAACCCAGGATTCTATTCTTCCAGTTACATCAATACCAAGTTGTCCTTTAGACCCTGGTGATATATCTTCAGACCCACTATCAAGAACAAAATTAATAGTCCTTGTAAGATCTGCAGTGGTTGCCATTGCAACCCCAAAAAATACATCTCCATTAGATGGAGGTATTGTAAAATGAATATTACTTCCAGATATTTGATAATCTACACCAGGATTTAAAACAACATCATTAACAGAAATTATTAACTGTTGTTCATTTAAAGGAAAATATGGTTCACCATTGACAGTTAATGGAAATGTTTGAGAAGTTCCATTAAAAGATGATGATATATTATCTAAAAGTAAATTACTATATTGTGTTGATTTTGATGGTATTTCATAATTGACTCCAAGATTATATCGTTGTAATCCTGGATCAATCGTAACATCATATAAACCATCATCAACCGTTACTATAAAATCAGACATTAGAAGCTAACTCCTGGAGACACTAATGCCATTCCATAAACTACTTTTGTCTTTTTACCATTAGATGATTCAATAAAAATATCATATACATATCTCCCCTCAGTCAAAGTTGCCGTTACAGCATCTGACATTTCTAAAGATATTCTTCCATTAATTCTATCAACAAAAGTAAGAATAAAAGGATATGTAGTTGTTGATGTATGATGCTTTCTTAAATTACTCGAAGCAGTATATCCCAACAGATTCAATGGAGTACCATCTTTATTTCTAACAGTTAAATTTATTTGGAAATCTGCACCCTGTTCAATAGTAAGATTTAAGGGTATTGCTGCCATTACACTTCTTCTGAGGGTTTCAAATATTTATAGTATTATAAAGAGCTATATTTATTCAAACCCAACAAAGGTATTTTATCGATATTTTGGGGTGGTGTCAAATTTCGATATATACGGTATAATAGGATGAGCGGTAAAAATAAAAATGACGTTATTCGTAAAAGAAGATATTAAAGCTTTTCATATTCACATTCCCAGAACTGGTGGTAGGTATATTAAAGAAGTTTTGTCTAATAATGGGTATGATCTTTATCACACTGATTATGAGCAATCAATTTATGGCATCAGTATAATGCATTTACATTATCCATTATATGAAATGCTAGAAGACGTTGAGAATTCTAAACAGTTTGCAATTGTTAGAGATCCATTTACCAGATTTGCTTCTTCAGCACACTGTATGATTAATGAATGGTACTCTGATATGGAAGACCAAGTAATTTCTTCATTGGAAACTGAAGAAGGGTTAAAACATTTCATTGAATACCACGCAATTACTAAAAGATATAATTCAAACTGGATGAGACCACAAAATGAATTTTTAAGTGATAAAACCTTAGTCTATAAGTTTGAAGATGGATTGACTAAAAATTTTATTACATGGTTTAATGAAAACTTTAATGATAATGTAGAAATAAAGGAGTATTCCTATTATGGAGATCCAGCAGAATTGAAAGAAAATAAAATAAAAGAAAATAAAAAAATAGAATCCTTAATTAAGAATTACTATTTTGAAGATTATGAAATTTTAGGATATTAATTTTTTATACTTTTGGTAGTTCCCAAGAGGGTTTATTGTATGGAAAATTTATATACCAATCAAATCTAATAACATATTTTGGTTTTTTTCTCAAATCCTCTAGTTTGGGAATCATATCAGAATGATATGACTTACCAGCATCAAAAATAAAAAATGAATTTTCAATACCTTCATTATAATAAGTATTTTTAGAATTAAATAATCCTTTTATTTTTGGTTTTTCTATAGAAACATAAGTTCCATATTTTGGATCTGGATTTGACAAATAGTATATAATACCAATTAGATGTTTACTAATTACATTATCTGTACTGTGATTCCACTCTAAAGTTAAGTAATTATTTGGATCTTCATAGTCTACCATTCTAGAAGACCAGCAAGAATGTGGAATTATTTTTTCTGGATCAATTCCAGCATGAATACAATAATTAATTACATGTTTTTTTGCTGCCATACAAAATGTATTCCAGCAATTTTCTTTATATGGATATTCTGGACTATTAGACAAATGATGCCCGTGACAGTCTATGATACACCCACTATTTTGTTTTCCTCTTAATGGAGTCTGATTTGTCTTATTAAATTGTCTATCACAATCTTCACGCATACTATTGATAGTCACTTTATCAAAAAGATTGTATGCAGTATAAAAATAATTATCCTTTACTCTAACAATCTTGGTATTTTTTTCTACCTTTTGTGGGTAAAATGGATATGGAAGATTATCATTCAAAACCCACTTTGGTTTATCATAGTCTAAAAATACTTCTTTTTCTATATTATCTAATCTTTTTTCTATAGATTCTAATTTATTAATCAAGGTTTCTATTGATGTATCCATTTTAAAAATTACAATATTTTTCTTATTTAGATTTTTTTATTGAAGGTGGATTAAAATTTTTAGGTGGTCGATACAAATTTGGCCATGTATCTCTAATAATTTCAGCAAGTTTATATGGAGTTGTTGAATTAATCATGATGCATTATTTTTCCTTGGACGATAAGAATAAAGATTCGTTGGTTTAGGTGGTTTCATCCACTCCTCTATTATATCAAATTTTTCTTCACAATAAAAATCTTGCTGAACATACCACAATTTCCAGTGGTCATGTCCTTTGGATTGATTGCAAGACTTGCAGCAACATACTACATTTCTTGTAATATCTAATCCACCTTTTGATTGTGGAATAACATGGTCAAGAGTTAAATCTTCTTCTGAACCACAATAAGCACATTTATGGTTCCAACTTTCTTTTATTTGATTTCTCCATAATCGTTTTGCTTCTGAGTGACTTGTTGCGTGAAGATTGAACAAGTATTCTTGAGGCGATTGGAGAGGTCCCATAAGTGCTTGCGACTTATGAATATTTATTTTATCTAACGTGATGTCCACCAAACATGTATCTCATACCATTTAAAACCTTGGATGCGAAAGTGCCCAAATTGCGTGAATTAAATCTTTCGTAAAGGGCAGTAGTAATGACAGGAGCGGGTACACCAAGGTCCACAGCGGCAGAAACAGTCCAACGACCCTCACCGCTGTCGGAAACCCCTCCAGAGAACTGTTTAAGTTGACCATCATTCCGTAGAACATCAGCGGTAAGGTCAAGTAACCAAGACCCAACCACGCTACCGCGACGCCACAACTCAGCCACCTCAGCAACATCAACATCGTAGCAGTAACTTTCTGGATCCGCCATTGGAGCGACTTCAGCATCACCCTCTCTAACATACTTAGCACCTGCATTGGCGTTCTTAATAATATTAAATCCTTCTGCATACGCCTGCATTATACCATACTCAATTCCATTATGGACCATCTTCACGAAATGTCCTGCACCTGGACCACCACAATGTAACCATCCGTGTTCTGCGGAAGTTATGTCTGAGTCAAACTGAGTCCTGGGGGCTGCGGCAATTCCTGGGGAGAGTGCATTAAAAATGCTTTTACAAGTGGCGACTGCAGTATCTCCACCTCCAACCATAAGACAGTATCCACGATCCAAACCATAAACACCACCACTAGTGCCGCAATCAATATACTGGATGCCCTGCTTTGCAAGTCGTTCTGCTCTCTTCCGACTGTCCTTAAAATTGCTATTGCCATGATCAATAATAATATCTCCTTCACCACAATATCGTAGTAGTTCATTAATCGTCTCCTCTACTGTTTCAGCAGGTACAACCATCTGAAAAATGCCTGGTTGCCCATCCTTTTTAACTACTTTGACAAGATTTTCAATAGTAGTTGCAACTCCATCGACATATCCTTTCTCATATGCTTCACTTGCCTTCTCATAATTCCTACGATAACCCCAGACTTCTATTCCTGCCTTCATCATACGACGAGACATTCCTTCGCCCATTCGTCCTAGTCCAATCAATCCAACTTTCATTTTTCCCAATCCTCGTAAATTTTTCTAAAATAGGTATCCACTTTTGCCAAACTATCTAAGTGAATGTCACAAACATAATTATGATCATCACACCATTGTAGTGCAATTTCGTGAAACTTTTCTTCACTCATAACTCTCTTAACACCATACAATCTGGAAAATGATGACATTACAAAATGCCAACACTGATCCTTAGATTTCATTTTTATTCTCTAGAACAGATTCCCAATCTTTCTGAAAAAGTTCTAGACCTTTATCAGTCATAATGTTCTTATACATTGCCCAGAATACAATGGGAGGAATTGTAACTACATCAGCACCAGAAAGAGCAGACTGTTCTACCTGTCTTACATCACGAAGAGATGCTGCAAGAATCTGAGTGGACGTTCCAGAGTAATCAAATGCCTTACGAATGTTTTTGATGAGTTCAATTCCATCTACTGAATTATCCATCCAACGACCAACGAAAGGTGAGATAAATGTTGCTCCTGCCTTTGATGCAAGAATTGCCTGAGCGACTGAGAACACAAGAGTTACATTAACTTGAATTCCTTTATCAGTCAGAAACTTACAAGTCTTAAGTCCTTCTACTGTACAAGGAACTTTAATTGTAACTGCTGGTGCAATTGTATAAAATTTTTGTGCTTGTGAAAGCATTTCTTCGGCAGTATCAGCAACTACCTCGGCAGAAATACTTTCTAAATTTGAAAAAGAATTTGATATTTCTTCAATAACTTCTTGAAGTTGTCTACCACTTTTAAGAATCAAAGTGGGATTTGTAGTAACTCCATCTAATAGTCCAGTCTCATATGCTGGACTAATCATTGAAACATCTGCGGTATCTAAAAAGATCTTCATAAAAAAGTAAGAACTCATAGGTAATTATAATGAGTTCTTACTAAGGTGTTAGATTTTGTTATGAATTAAAGATATAATAAAAAAAGACCCCGAAGGGTCTTATAAAATCAAAGTGCGTTGCCCCTCGGAAGAACTTCCTCAGGAAATACAAAATTTTCATGGATTTGATCTGCAGGTGCCATCCAGGCACGTAGACCTTCGTTCAGTAGAATGTTCTTGGTATAGAACGTTTCAAACTCTGGATCCTCTGCCGCACGAATCTCCTGACTTACAAAATCGTAAGCACGTAAGTTAAGAGCAAGGCCAATAATACCAATAGAGGATGTCCATAGACCCATAACAGGTACAAATAGCATAAAGAAATGCAACCAACGCTTATTAGAAAAAGCAATCCCAAAGATCTGAGACCAAAAACGGTTAGCCGTGACCATCGAATAGGTCTCTTCCTCTTGGGTAGGTTCAAATGCCTTGAATGTGTTTGATTGATCACTGTCTTCAAATAGAGTGTTTTCTACAGTTGCCCCGTGAATGGCACAGAGCAATGCTCCACCCAGAATACCAGCAACTCCCATCATATGAAAGGGGTTCAGGGTCCAGTTGTGGAAACCCTGAAGGAACAGAAGGAACCTGAAGATCGCTGCCACACCGAAGGATGGAGCGAAGAACCAACTGGATTGTCCCAGTGGATACATCAGGAATACGGAAACAAATACTGCAATAGGACCAGAGAAAGCAATCGCGTTATAAGGACGGATGCCAACCAGACGGGCAATCTCAAACTGGCGAAGCATAAATCCAATTAGAGCGAAAGCCCCGTGTAGTGCCACAAAAGTCCAGAGTCCCCCAAGTTGGAACCACCTGACGATATCCCCTTGAGCCTCAGGACCCCAAAGTAGAAGAAGAGAATGACCCATAGAATCTGCAGGCGTTGACACAGCCG